ACATTGGATTTTAAACTTTTACCTATTTCGTTTCTTGCAATATTTCGCTCAGTTATTTTTCCATTGGCTTGCAAAACTTCAACGATTACATATTTAAGGAAATTCCATCTTATTTTTATATTTTCCAAAGGAACACCTAACTGCTTAATTCCTTCTGCATATAAAATTAGTTGCCCCTTTTCACTATCTATCTTTTTACCAGAGTAAATGCTTGATGTCTTCCAATCTGTAATTATAAAACAATTATCTTCCTTATGTATAAAATCAATATACCCCTGAAATACAAATCTATCTATTTTTATAATAATAAATTTCTCTATTTCTACTTTTTTATTAATTATATTATGATTCTGAAAGAAATGTCTAATACAATTTTCATATTTATTTGCTATATTGCTATTTTTTTCTTCATTAGTTCTATCATATTTTAATTCTCCAGCATTAAATGTAAACAAAGCATTTTCGTATTCTTGTAACATATCTTCATATTCAATTTTTTTAGAATAAAAATTTTCAAGAATTCCATGACACGCATTACCACTAACTCCATAAATCCCATCATCTCTATCTTCTTTTACTCTTGCTATATATTTAAGGTAATACTCGTAAATAGAATTTTTGTATGTATTATATCTTGACCAACTCCATAACATATTTGTATTATATTTTTTCTTTAATTTCTCTAATTCTTCTTTGCTTTTTCGAGCCATTTTAAATATAACCTTCTTTCTTTTTCGTCATATGAAATTTTATATTTTAACAAATAGCCAAATATTTTATTGACTGCATCTGCTGGAGACTCCTTACCTTTTAATAAATCATATTTATCATAAATGTAATATATATTTCTTACGCCATAGAAGTGTTCACACGTACTTCTTATATGCTCAATTGATATTCCCTTGTCAAAAGCGATAACTATATCCACGTTTAGACCTATTAATATTTTTACTTGTTCATCAGATATATCATGACAACATATAGCCACTCCAGTACCATCATTTCTACTATGTCTTTTTAATACTGATTTTTCAGCTTCATAAACCAAAACATATCCTGCCTCTTGAATTGCTTGATAGTTTTCTTGAAGTCCATATATATTCATGCTTTTTGGAAAGTTTTTTAATGGGAAGTATTTTGGTATATCCAACATTTCATGTTCTTTAATAACCGTCCTACCCATAACTCCTACATAATCATTTTTGCCTCCACTCCAAAAACGATGAGGAATAACTATTCTCTTTCTGTTTACGCTATATCCTATATTAAATACTGTAGAAGTCCAAGGCATAATGCCATCTATTCTCACCCAATCTATATGTATATATGGAATGTACTCGCTTAAGCAATCTTGGTTAATAACCTCTAGATCGTTTAGATCGTAAGAATGTCTTTTACTTTTTACTTTCTTGAAAATCTCTAAAGGATCATTAAATTTCACCTCGTCTTTCTTTTTATGATTAAATTTGTATTCTAGACCAAACAAATTATGGATATATCTATTTGAATCTGAGAAAGATATATTCTTTATATTCATACATAAAGTAAAAATATTACCTCGAATAATATTACTATCAGATTGATATATCTTAGTTTTTAGTGTCTGTTTTTTCACAGATATAGCATCTTTACTTGAATGAGATGGTAATCCACATCTATATTCTTTACTATATTCCTTGAGATGATGGCAACCTAAATTTTCAAGTATGTATACAGTCTTATCATTATCAAGAATATATTGAATTAATTCATTAGCATTCATATCACCATCCCCTTTAAAAATCTACTGGAACAACTGTATATCCAATTTCTTTATAAACGTTGCGCGAAAGGTCGTGTTCTACAATAATTTGATAATCATTAGTGCTACCTTCACGATTTTTAACAATGAATATTATTTGATAATTCTTACCTTTTTTTAGTTTTACAGGAATTTGAGATTCAATATTACCTTGTCTTTTTTCTTTTCTATAAACATTTAATTCGCGTTTTCCACCTTCTATTTCATCATCAAGAACTTTTCTAACCATTAAACAAGTTGACGCGACATCTACAATATTTTTTGCCATACCAATATTATCTTGATCATAATATCTTTGTTTTGAACTACCTTTACTTAATTGGAATGTAATCCAAATATGTACATTTTTTGATTCTGGTTTAATAACATCATTAATTTCAACCATGTTCTGTTGCATACTAAACCAAAAAGCTTCACTGCTTGATGCTTTTGAATCTGCTTTGTATGTATCAAGCATGAAATATTTTACACCCATACTAGAGTATTTTTTTATTGTTTTGATTGCTTTAGCTGTAGTATATTGTGTAAATGGTTTTAGTATTATTGTATTTTTATATTGCTTAACCCATTCTGAACACTTTTTTAGTAATTCTTTTACCTCTGGTTTATATTTACCATCACGTACAATATATTTTTGTAAATCTTCCTTAAAAACATTATTAGCCACCCAAACAAGAAATTCACGTTGCCATTTCTTCTTCCCTTCTTCGTTTATCATTATGACTATTTTCTCTTTATGTTCCAAAATTCCTGGAAGAATTAAAATTCTACTTAACGCTGTCTTTCCCACACCACTCAGACCACCAACCAAAGTAATATTACCTTCAAGATTACCTCCGACTTCCTTGTTTAACATAGGTGAATTGTATAATGGTAAACCTACTGCTGCGCCTTGATCTAATTCTTCAATCAATTCATCTAGCCCATCAGAAATATCATGAGTAATATCTTCTCCTTCAACATTAATAAAAATATGATTCAATATTGCCTCTTCTTCGTCATATATTTGTTCAGATGTCATATCTACAAAATCTTTAATTCTTTCTGATATTGGTTTCTTTTTCAATAAACCTAATACAGCATTCCATTTGTAAAGTTCATTAATATATCCACTAAGATTATCAATTTTTACATATGTTTTTGCGTTTTCAATTGTTTCATAACCTTTATATTTTTCATATTGCTCCTTTAGTTTTAAATGTTTTTCAAGATATAATCCTACGGTAATATCGTCAAGGACTAATTTTTTCTCTTTTATAACTATATCATAACCTATCTGCCAATAGACCTTCCAACAGTTTTCTGTAAAATTAGATAATTTTAGTTTATCATATGTATAATATAAATCAGGTTGTTTCCACAATATTGAGACGATATTTGCCTCGCAAGCCTTTTTATATTCTCTAATCTTTTTACCTGTTGCCAACATTTCTTCTTCGAATGGAGTTAATTTATTTGTTGCACTTTTACTTTTAACGGCTTGTGTAATAGATATCACCTCTTTACCATAAATCTTTTAATGTATTGTTTATAATTTTTGTTTTTGTCTTGTATTCTGCTCCTTCGTGAAATATATTATCTGTTTCTATATTTTCTGCTTTACTTTTTGCGGTTTCTACATTTTTCAATCTAATAACCATGTCATTAATGTTGCTTTCGATAATAACCATTGCATAATTGAATTTATGTTGTTCGCCAGTAAATTTAGTATTATTAGTTCTAAATCCAATTAATATGTCTTGTTTGCATAGTTTAAATGTATACAGAATCGTTTTAAAATCATAACTTGCCATAGGAGTTATTTTTTTATTTGCAAGAAATTGACCTTTAGATAATCCCTTAAGTCTTAGTAATACATAGTTAGGCAATTTTAAATCTGGTTCGTATTCTAAAATATCTTTTTTTACATATTCGTAAAGTTCGCACCATTCCTTATATATTTTTGATTTTATATTTTGTTCTTTTTTTAATTCTTCTTGTTTAATTTGTTTTAATCTTTTCTTTTCTAAATTTTCCAGTTTCTCTTTTTCTATTTCTTCCTTGCTTCTTTTTGTCATAAATATTTTATCTCCTTTAAACGTACAGGGAGGAAAAATTAATTCCCTCCCATTATTTATATTTATTTTCCGTCTATTAAATCGAACAAAATATTTGCATGTTCTAAGTTATCAACTTTTGTAGGATTTACATATCCTAACTCTTTACTTTTTAAAAGTAGCGGTTTTAATTTTTCTGGATTTGTTTTATTTGTTTTTACAAAACCAGTAATCATTGCTACAAGTTGTTCTACTTCTTTGGTTTCGAATTCTGCTTTTTTGTCAATTGCGTTGATTTCATCAATCTTTTCTTTTTCTATTGCCTGTTCTACTTTAGTGTCTTCAATAGACTTAATTCCTGCTTGTTTATCATGTTCAATTTTAATTGCTTCTTCAACCGCTTTGATAAATTCATCAGGACTAAAAAGTATTGAGTCAGTAATTTCAGAAAATCTTGACTTAGAATCAATATTAAAATTATCATCTCTAAAAGTAATTTTTCTTGTTTCGTTTTCAATAGATCCTTTTATTTCGTCTTTTCTATCTTTACCTTTTCCTACTTTTCTTCCTGTTTTTGTTTGTGTAATTTCTCTATCGATAGATGCTACACCCAGTACATGTAATTTTGTCTTTAATGCACTAAAATATCTATGAGACATATTAGTAGTTAACATATCATATTCAAGACCAGTTGCCACATCTGTCATAGTTCTCTTTTTTGTATGACCAATAATAAACATACTAATTCCTATTTTCTTAAGCTCCCACATTCTAGTTAAGATAATTTCAGCGGCCTTGTCTTCTCCGGCCATATATCCACCGAAAGTTGCTTTAATAGATTGAGTTGGTTTTTCTGGATTTTCTTTATTATGTAATCTAATTACTTCTGGTTCGGCAATTTCAAACAATTCGTCTAATGTATCATAGATAATAACTTTTAAATCTTTATAATCTGTAAGTTTATTCTCTAATATATCATCAGTTACTTCTTCAAAAGCATCCCAGTCAGGGATATCTTCATATATAGCTCCAGCAATGGCATCAATACCATCTTCTTTACCAATATTAAAAATCATGTATCCGTCTTCGCCTACAAGTTGCTCACATACTTCTTTTGCTAGAGTTGTTTTGCCAATTCCACTTTCTCCAATTAATCCCAAGTTATAAGCCAATGGATCTACTTTGATTACATTCTTTTTACCATATTTTCTTTCTGCCAACTAAAATTCCTTCTTTCGATTAATTTATTATACTATTTTTATTATCTAGGGGTAAGAATAGATCCTTACCCCTAACTATCAAAGAATAATTATTATTCTTCGTCTAGTGCATCCATCCAAGATGTATCTTCTGTAGCATCTTCATTTTCATCAGAATCTTCTGTATCAGTAGTTTCTAAATCTTCTTCCTCCTCTTCTTTATCTTCAATCATAAAGTCAAAAAAGAAATCTTCTTCTTTATATTGACCCTCTGTTTTAAGAATTACAGGTTTTTTATTATCTTCCTCGCCAACCATTTTAATAGCTGGTTTTCTAATTACCATTTTCTTTTCTTTACTACCACCAACGGCAAGTTTATTTATTGCCTCTTCCATAGTATAAGCTCCCATTTCAATAAGATCCATAATATCTTCGGGGATATCTGCTTCTGTAATATTAACTAAAGACTGTCCTTCTACAATATCACCGTCAATAACAACTTCTGTAATATCTTTTTTTACCTTTAATACTTTATCAATAAATTTTTTAGTATTTTCAGGTTTAATCTTATCTACTTCGAGTTCAAATGTTTTCTTAAAGGTTATATTTTGTTTAACTACTTTACCATTGTATTCTTTTGTATAGTCAATAACTCTTGCGTAAATAGGGTAAATAGCTTTTTCTTTATCTAGTTTTCCAACACTGTCTTTATCAAGAAGAATTGATTGTGTAAATGTTGCTTTGTATTTAGACACATCATCTAC